CATGCAGAAGGCCGTACAGCATGCGGTCGGTGATGGCGTCGAAGTCTATGGCGTCCAGTTGCTCGCGCAGGTCTTCGGCGGCGGCCAGGTCATCGGCGCTATTGCCCCCGGGCTCGACGTCCCATTCACTCTGGGTGGTGGCCCGGCGGCGCTGCTCAAACGCGGGCCCTATCTGGTCGTCGCGCAGCAGTTCGTCGTACAGCTCCACTTTGCCGCCCCGGCTCTGAATGATCGGGTCCGGGTTGGTCAGCAAGCTGTTGCCGTATAGCTGCAAACCGTTGTTGTAATTGGTGACGATCTCGCCCTTCTGTGGTGCTGGCATATCAATATCCTCTGTAATGGTTGCCTCTGATCCTGCCCCAGCCGTTCTGGGTGCTGGCTTTGGGTGCCTCGTCCATAGCCGCGCGCTTGACGCCGCTGGCCTGGTGGGTGACGGGTCCGGCGCTGGCCTTCGCCCACTTTAAGAACTGGCTGGTGCTGTCCACCTGGTCGTCGTTGGCGGCCAGCGGGAATATGGTTATCTCCAGCTCGAAGTCCAGGAGCCAGCTCGCGCTCTCTGGCAAGGCCACCAATCCGGCCTCGATCATTCCTGAAACTTCGATTAGCCGGTCTACCTTGTGGACGCCCTGGGGGTCGATCGGCACAACGGGCAGCCGGGTCTGGGCCTTCAAGTCCTGGATCAGCGACTGTCCACTGGCTTTATCCTCGATTAACACCACGTCGGGCAGCCATGAATTTGCCATGCTGGTGGCGGCGCGCTTCAGCTCCGGATAGATCATGCGCTTGCGGAAAACGTGCAGCAGGTGGTACCCGGTGGCGTGTTCGCCCCAGGTGGTGCAGACGCTCGGGTCGTTGGCATCGCCGTCTTTGATGCCGGTGTCCCAGGACTGGATGATGCGGCGGTAATGGGCCAGCGGGGCGCTGTAGCGCTCGAACCATGAGGCCCTAACCAAGCCGCCCTCTGGTGCTGCGTTCCAGTCGCCGTTCAGCCACGCCTGTACCAGCCATGCCGGGCCGGATTGGCGCAGGCGCTTCTGGTAGTTGGGGTCGTTGACCGAGAGCAGCCGGTTGTCGCTCAGGCGGCTGGGGATGTATATCCGCTGGCCGCCCTCGTCGGCGTCTATCAGGCTCAGGCCCTTGGGCGCTGGATCGACGTAGCGTTTCTTCAGCCATTCGTGCCCTGGGCCGCCGGGGTTGGCCGACTGGTTGAAACTCGGGGGAATGCCCACGGTGTTCCGTAGGGTGGCGCGCAGCTTGTCCAGGGGCGCCGGGCTGGGGAAGTTCCCGGCCTCGTCGACGTAGATATCGGTATAGCTGTGGCCCTGGAACTTGGAGGCGTCCAGGTCGCGCTGCAGGCTCCGCATTTTCAGCCGGGCGCCGTCTGGGAAATACCAGGTACGCTTGCCGGCCATATATTCCGCGCCCAGGGCCGGGTATATCTCCATGCTGCGGGCGATCACTTCGTCCAACTCGTCGTATGTCCGGCGGACGAATATGCCGCGCATGTTGCCGCCGTGCTGCTTCCAGCGGCTCGCCCATTTTCCCAGGAAGCCGTCGGTCTTGCCGCCGCCCCGGGCGCCGCCGTACATGATGTCCTCGATCGGGCAGGTCAGCAGCAGGGTCTGGGGCCCGTCTTGTGGTGACCAGACGACGCGGGTGTCGGCGGCGGGGGTTCTCATTCTTCGGCTTTGGTGGCCTGGTACGCGCTCACCTGGTCCATCCATTCAGCGACGCTGCCCGCCGGTGCCGGTACCACAAACACGCCGCTTTCGGTGTCATCGCCCTTGCCGTCGGTCTGGGCAATTTTGGCGGGTGCATCCAGGCCCAGCAGCTTGGCGCGGCGCTCCATGACCTTCAGGATTTGGGCGTTGGCCTTTGGGTTGGCCTTGCTGGCGTCCGCCCAGAAGAACGACTGCAGGTCGTCCAGGCGGTCCAGCTCCTGGGTGCGCAGAATGTCCGCCTCCCCGTTCAGATGCTCCTGGGCATCGGTCAGGGCTTTGGTTACGGCTTTGTGAACGCTGCTTTTGGTCATGCCCAATTGGACGGATATGCGGCCGTAGCTCCATCCCATCTTGCGCAGGGCGACGGCTTTGGTCCGGCGTTCCCTTGCCTCGATGGTTCTCTGGCTGGTCTTGTTGGCCATGCCCGTTCTCCTGCTTATGCGTTCGCTAGGGGTATCTGTTCGTCATTCCCCGCCGCCAGGGGCGTGATGTCATTAAAGGGCTGCCCGGTCGCCTCATGGATGGCGGTCTGCCCGGTGTATTCCTGCCAGCGCTTGACCAGTACGTCGGTGTACTTCGGGTCGTATTCCATGGCCCGGGCGTGGCGGCCCAGCACCATGCTGTTTTTTACCCAGATAACGCATTGCTTAAGCAGGAAGCCGGATTCTGTCAGCGCGCTGCGAAAGTTCACGCCCTCGCTGTCGGCATGCGCTATGTAAATCGGGCCGCCTTCTCTGGTGACCAGGTAGGCGCTGGTGAACAGGTCGCGCAGGAATTCCCGAAACTTGCCGTCATCCATTTCGTCGTTGCCGATGGTCAGGCCGGTTCCGCCCTCGTAGGCGACGTTGTACGGCGGGTCGGTCCAGACCATATCGATGGGCCCGGCGCTCAGGGTCTCTACGTCGTCGGCGATCGTGCTGTCGCCACACATGGCCCGGTGGTTGCCCATAATCCAGACGTCGCCCGGCTGGCTGACGGTTTCGATGCCCAGGTCGGGGGCGTCGTCTTCGTCGGTCAGGCCCTCGGTTTCCGGTTCGTTGTCGTCGGGCGGGGTGTGCAGGGATTCCAGAAAGGCGGACAGGCCGTCGTCTTCAACATCCACAATCTCGTCCAGCAGGCGGTCCATGGCTTCCTGGTCCTGTTGGGCAAGGGCGCCGATCGGGTCGATGCTGGCCAGGGCGACGCGTTCCTCCTGCTCAGTAAGCTCCACATAAATAACGGGCACTTCCGGTTCGCCGTCGTCCATCGCCAATTCCACACGCAGGTGGCCGTCGATCAGGTGCCCGGTGGTGGTGTTGATGATGATGCGCTGAATCCAGCCGATTTCGTTCAGCACTCCGCGCAGGGCTTGCTTCTGGTTCTCGGGGTGCTGGCGAAAGTTGAGGGGGTTGGCCAGGATCTGGTCCGGCGCTTCGTGTCCCTCTCCGGTGATGCGGTCGTGCCACTTGCTCATGCGTTGCTCCAATCAATAGGGGCCCCGTAGCGTGGGGCGGGCGGCCTTCGCATGCCCGGCAATAATTTCTGGCGTGTTCTGCCAGATGGAGCTGCATAGACATCTCGGCTGCGGCGGATTATTTAAGGCGCGATCCCTCCGCTGCGCGCTTGGCAATCGTCTAACTCGTCATCAATGGCTGCCATCCGGTCGTTCGCTGCCGTCAGGCTCGCGGCGTACTGATCGATCAGATTCATCAAGTGTCGGTTGTGGGTCAGGCCCGTTCTGGCTGGGTGCGACACTGGTGTCGTCAGCGCTTTGGCGTTGGTGCATGGGATAAGCTCGGTTGTGCGGATAGAGGGGGCTGTCGCTGAGCATGCGGATAGCAGCATCAGGCAAGCGGCTATCAGCCCATATTTTGTATTGTTCATTGCTGGCCTCCAGTTGCTCCCGGGCTGTGCGCTCTGCCTGCAGGGCGTCATTCAGGTCGTCGCGCTTGGATTCCAATTCCTTCAGGCGTCGGCTGGTGCGGTTCATGGCGTCGCGCTCTGATGCCAGGACGGTGATGGCGGCTTGCGCTTTGGCGGTCTGTTCGTCCAGCCGGGTGCTGACGCTGGCCAGTTCGGCGTTTGTGTCGATCCATTGGTTGATGCTGTAGAACAGACTTCCGGCCATTCCGAGGGCGCCGATTGCGATCAGGATCCAGGTGGTCATTCTTTGGTCTTTCCTCTGCCGGTGTTGACGTAGAAACCGAACCAGGCGGCCGCTGCCGTCCAGATCACGTTTGCGTATAGCTGCTGGGCCGTCGTTGGGTCCGGCAGGCTGGTGAACCAGAGATGCGTATGGGCACAAACGATCCCGTAAAGGGTCATCAGTAGCCTGGGCACGACCCGCCATTCATCCAGCCGCTGAGGGGTCACTTCGGGTCGATGCCCATGTTTCTGGCCCAGATCCGAACGTCGAAATTCGGGCAGGTCTTGTGGCTGGTGTAGTCCCGATGGCCTCGGATGATGGCGTCGGGATAAACCTCGCGCAGATCGCCCAGCAGCTCATCAAGCGCCAGGTATTGCTCGTTGGTGAAAGTGTCAGTTCCGATCAGGCAGATGCCCAGGGTGCCTTCGTTGTTGCCTCCTACGTGCGCGCCTTTCCAGTAGTTCGGGCGGCCGTTCTCGATCTTGCCGTCGATCCGAATCACGTAGTGGTATCCGATACCGTCCCAGCCTCGCTCCAGGTGCCAGCGGTGAATGTCTGCGGCGTCGTGGGGGCGGCCGTTGGGGGTTGCGGAACAATGCACGATGAGGTCGGTGATCATTCTGTGGCTCCGGCGGCGGCTAAAATGGGGGCGATGGTTTGCCAGTGGTAGGCGGTGAAGGCGAGCAGGGCGGTTACGGCCCAGAAGGCGCCGCTGGCGAAGGTGATTTTTCGGCCCAGCGAATGCAGGGTATCGTTGACCTCCCGCTCGTTTCTCATCGCGCCCAGGGCCCTTTCTGAACCGGATTGATCGTTGCGGTCCAAGGCTCCCCGAAAAGAGTTTAGGGCTTCGTGGGTTTCTCTGGCTGCCTCCCGTTGCTCGGTTCGCATGCCTCGGAATTCCTCGCGCATCTCTGATACTGCGACTTCCAGGTTCTGGACGCGCGGCGGCAGGTTCTGCTCCATAAACCGCACCCGGTGGTAAAGTTCGGTAATCAGGGCGTTTCCGCCCGCCTGGTCGTCGTCGTCATGAACCATTCTCCGCCTGCCTTTCAATCTGGTGTTTCATCCGGTCAAATCGGCTTATGTGCCGTACCGTCCTGGGGGATATTCGCAGAGCCCTGGCGAGGCGCTTGGCGGTGCATCCCTTTGCCAGCAGTATTGAGATGCGGGCGTCGCGTTCCCGGCGGTAGATGCCGGTTGGGATGTACAGGACTCCGCTGCCAATGGCGGCGGTCAGTTTCGCCAGCGCTTCGATACCCAGGGCGCCTGCTATGGGATTATCCGGGCTTGGCGTTTGGGGTACATACACACACTTGCCGCCTAACTCGCGGCTCAGTTTCGCGGCTGAATCCAGGCCTATGGCATCGATGATTTCTTCTGCTGACACGGTTATTCGCTCCCGTAGTGTGCGATCAGGATGGCGTCGGCCCGGCCCACGTCTTTCTTTCGGTGCAGGTCCAGATGCGGGTAAAGCTCCAGGGCTCGGGTGCGGGCCTGGTCTTTGTCTTTGCCGATCAGTCCGGCGCGCTTTTTCCATTTCTGGGGGGTCGGGTAGGTGACGCGAAGCTGCAGGGCGCCGCATATCCCGTCGATCACGCCGACGCCTCTGCCGAAATTGAACGAAGACTGCGCGCCCGCCGTTCGCTGGACGCCGTTCGGTCCCGGCCTGGGCGGCATGGCCTGGACGCGCTCGATGCGCACTTCCTCGGGGCTGTACTCGATGCTGATGGCTCGCAACAGTTCCGCCAGCGCGACGGCGTTGACGCGCTTGGTCTTGCCCTCGGTCAGTACGGGCATATCCCAGACCGCGCTCTCGCTGGGGTCGTCGCCCTGGACGGCAATGGCGCCGGTGATGCCTGGGTCAATCCCGACGACGGGTCTCATGCGTTGCCCTGGGTCGTCGTATGTATGCCGGCGAAGTGGGCTGACTCACGCTCTATCCATTGGGCGCGCTGCTCAATTTCGGCGACCTGCTCAGGGGAAGGGTGGCTTTTGACGAGGAATTTTATGCTGCGGGCGTTGTTCTGGATGCGGATCATTGCGTCGGTAATGCTCATGCCAATTGGCCCCAATGGTTGGTTTCGGAGATTATGGCACGGCCGTCCGGTTTTTCATACCGGGCAGCCGGTTTGCGTTGCTTAGGTTATCCTCCTGAAAAGGGCAATCAGCCAGCTTCTTATGCGGCTCAGGAAACCGCGAAGCCCAAAGGGGGATTTGGTACCCGGTCGCTGATGGCAAATTCTACCATCTCAGAATAGACGGACTTCCGTGCCGGCTCATCTTTGGCAAAAGTCCGCAAAGCGATGCGATACGTTCTACCGGCAGCTAGGCCAAGGTCAGCAATGGGCGCGGTATAATCACCGCCGTCCTGTATCTGTAGCTGTCCGGGGATAACCATCAGGGGCTGTAGCTTGCCGTTTTCATCCTCCAGGCCCACTTCATAGTTCAACGCGTAATCAATTAGCGACCCATCATTGTTTTTGGTGGGTGCCTGCCATTTCATTTGCGTCGGGTTGACTTTCATGTGCCGTTCCTCGGTCGGTGTTTGGTTCTGGGATTATGGCATGACTGCCCGGTTTGATATACCAGGCAGCCGGTTTTCACTTGACGAAAGATCCCCTATGT